ACTCCAAAAAGTTTTTCCGGGCCGTTTCGCTTCGCCCCGGGGCCTGCGCTGATCATTTTCCTGACCTCACGAAAATGGTGGGGGCACGGCAGCACGACAGAAAGGAGGGGACGCCATGCCGAACACCAACACCAAGCTCGTCGACAGCAAGACCATCGCGACCCTGTTCGAGCTGACGCCCCGCCGCATCCAGCAGCTCACCAAGGAGGGTGTCATCACCGCCACCAAGGAGGGCAACGCCAACCGCTACGACCTGCTGCCGACGATCCAGAAGTACATCAGATACCTGACGGCAAAGGCCAACGGCCGGGAGCCGTCCAAAAAGGACGCCGAGATCGAAGGGCGCCGGCTCGAAGCCGAGGCCGACCTCAAGCGCAGCAAGGCAGACATCGCCGCGCTCCAGCTCAAGGAGCTCGAGGGCACCATGCACCGCAGCGAGGACGTCGAGGCCGTCATGACTGATCTCGTGTATAGCATCAGGTCAATGCTCGTGGCCCTGCCCGGGCGTCTGGCCGTGGATGTCTCCAGCGCGGCCACCGCTGCGGAAGCGTCCGACATCATCCGCGCCGAGGTCTACAAGATCCTCGAGGAGCTGGCTGGCTACAAATACGATCCCGAGGTCTATGCGCGGCGGGTAAGGGATCGGGAGGGATGGAGCGAGCTCTCCGATGACGCGGACGACTAAGCGGAACGCCGCGAAGCTCAACGCCGCCATCTCGGGGGCGATCAAACGCTTCGCCCCGCCTGAGAGCCTGACCGTGGACGAGTGGGCCGACAAGCACCGCCGCCTCTCCCCCGAAAGCTCGGCCGAGGCAGGCCCGTGGCGCACCAAGCGCACCCCGTACCTCGAGGAGCCCATGCGGGCCTTCACGGATCCGAAGGTGCACAAGATCGTCATGGTCGCCGCATCGCAGGTCGGCAAGTCGGAGCTCGAGCTCAACATCATCGGCTACATCATCGACCAAGACCCCGGCAGCATCCTCTATGTGCACCCGACCATCGACGACGCCCGGAAGTTCAGTCGGCTGCGCGTCGCCCCCATGATCCGGGACAGCAAGCCCCTGAAGGCAAAGGTGCACGACGTCAAGGCCAAGGACAGCGGCAACACTATCCTCCAGAAGTCTTTCCCGGGCGGTATGTTGACGATGACCGGCTCCAACAGCGCCTCAGCACTGGCATCCACCCCCGCCCGCTACATCATCGGCGACGAGCGCGACCGCTGGGCCACGAGCGCCGGCACCGAGGGCGACCCGTGGGCGCTGGCTGAGGCCCGTCAGGCGACCTTCTACAACGCCAAGGCCGTCGAGGTCTCGACCCCGACCATCAAGGGCGCCAGCAACATCGAGACCAGCTTCTACCAAGGCACACAGGAACGCTGGTGCCACCGCTGCCCCGAGTGCGGGGAGTACAGCGAGATCGTGTTCGACGCCATCCACTTCGAGCCCGAGGCCAAGCGCGTGCGCGGCAAAAAGGTCTGGAGCCTGAAGGGTGGCGTCTCGTGGGCCTGTCCCGCCTGCGGCTGCCTGATCCCCGAGGAGACCATGCGACGGCAGCCGGCCAAGTGGATCGCGGAAAACCCCGACGCCTACAAGAAGGGCGTCCGCTCGTTTTGGCTCAACGCCTTCAGCTCCCCGTGGACACCGTGGGAGAAGATCGTCCTCAAGTTCCTCGACGCCAAGAACGACCCGCAGCGGCTCAAGGTGGTCTACAACTCCGCAGCCGAGCGTCAAACCGGGTGCGACTGCCCATATAAAGCACAAGGGCCCCCGGATCTCCGAGGGCCCTCCGCGTTTGTACCGGCGCGGCTGTGCTTAGTAGTTCAGTATCTGGATGTTGAAATAGATCTTGCCGGTATATGTGCCGGCGGCAGTTTGAGCGCCAACGGTTGACACCTTCACAGCTCCGAACAGATCCGGCGTGGTGCCGGCGATATTGTTAAAGACTGCGACGGATGAATTATCCGATCCCGTGATTGTCTCCCAGTAGACCCCGGAGGAGTACCCCTTCGAGATCGTACAGGGGATCGTCAGGTAAAGGTTTTCGACATTCGCGAGGTAAAAATAGCCGTCAGGCCCAAAGGTACGGTCATAGTCGACCATAACGTGCAGCTCCTGCTTTTCTTCGATCTCCATTTTCGAGGCAGTAATCTCAAAAAATTCGGCGCTATCCATCGAGAAGGACGCCGGTATGTTGATCTCGTAGCTGCTCTCATTCGATGGCCCGACGCTGGAGCCTACATCCTGCGCCGGTGGGGCCTCGACCGTTTTGGTGACTGTTGTGCTGGCCTCTGTAATATCTGCTGCGAAGGCGCTGGCCGACATCGTGAACACGAGAGCGATGCAGAGCATCAGGGAAAAACCCCTTTTCTTCATGGCAATACCTCCAAAATACAAGACGTGTCTGCGCCATTGAGCTCCCGCTCTGCTTCGTCGAGACTGAAGCAGGAATAGCGCAGCGTCGTCGCTTCGTAGATGGCCGCGGGCAGGGCTGCGTCGATCTCTATCTGCTCCAGCTTCTCGCCGGGCAGAAGCCGGCCGGAGTGAAAAATCTCTTTTCCGGACGGCAAAATGATCGAGATCTCGAAGGCGCAGGTGTTTCCCTCTGGATTGTAGAAGGCGACATTCTGAGCCGTTTGGCCCGCCTTGAAGCTCAGGCGGGAAAAGCCCGGGATCGAGATTGCCCCAACAGTGCCGACGACCATGTCCTGCTGCTCAACCCGATCGCCGGCCGAGATGTCGCGCGGCTGCGCCGGAGACTGGCCGACCATGTAACCGCCGATGCCGGCAAAGGCCAAGGCAGCAACAGCGCACAGCGAAGCGATGACGTTCTTCGTTTTTCCGTTCATGTAGTTTCCTCCTCCGCGCCGGTACCATTCAAGCATACAGGCCGAGCCTCTGGAGGAACAGGCGAACCGGGTAGCCGTTTTGCGTTTTTCCACCGCCTTATCGTTGAGTCGTCTGCGGGGCAGCTCTCGCCGCCCCCGGCCTGCACATCTCGGATCACGTCGCTCCCATAGTGCCTGCGCGGGGCCATGAAGTCGGGCAGCTCGAGGTGGATGCTTTGACATACCGGGCAGCGCCACCGGCGCAGCTCGAACCAACGCGAAGTGCCCGAGGAGTCGATCGCGTGGCGCCGCCGGATCCCGTGGCCGGCCATAACGGCCCCGCATTTAGGGCAGATCGGCACCTCCTTGCTCTGGAGCTTGTAAACCTCCCGGACAGCATCGTAAGTGATGGTGTACTGTCGCGTCACGATCATGACGGCCACCTCCCCGATCAGGGAGCAGCTGCGCAGTACACGCGGGCGCCGGCGCGATGATGGGAGCCGGCAGCCGTCAGACCTCTGGCTCGCCGCCTCAGACTCGCGAGCTGCCGCCGGTTATCCCCTCCGCGATCTCCGACGCCTTCGGCTGGCGCCGACATAGCGCCCGTTCCAGATCCGACCGTCCTCTGGCTTCGGGGCATCGTCGGGGATCAGCCAGATCCCGCCGATCTTGCCAGCGCCCGGGACTCGTCCCTGCTTGCAGAGCTGACTCACCCACATCGAACAGACGCCCCACCGCGCGCCGGCCTCTTTCGTTGTTTCGTACCCTCTCCAGCTCACGGCACTACCTCCCTCTCAGTACTCGTCAGGGAAAAGAACGGTCGTAGCAGATCGCCGGCCGTTGTCGTCTGCCGCCTCTGTGATGATCCAGATCTTCCCGCCTTGCTTCGTGGTGTATGCGCCCATGATCCGGGCGCCCGTCCTGAGCGCCTCCGCGTTGAGCTGCACATCCTCGGGGCAAAGATCACCCCAGTCGCCGGTCTGGTATCTGCGGATGCTCTCGAGCAGCTCAGACGCAAAGCCGGCGCTTTTATGAACGGCCTGAGCGATGCCAGCCGTGACGAAAAGTGGCCCGAAGTCCATGCGCGGCGCCTCCCTATGTTTTAATGACTTAATCATAGCGCCGAGATGCTCAGAGAAACAGGCAAACCGGGTAGAGCTGGCGAAGCACAAAAAAGCCCCGCCCCTCATAAGAGGGACGAGGCGCGGTTTGTTCGTTTTTCGTGGCCTTAAAGATCCAGCTCCATGTAGACGATCCGGCGAGTCGCTGGATCTGCTTTGCGCAGCTTATAGCGTAGCTCCTCACGAGCCTCAACGTGCTCCTCGACGTCGTAGGGGCTGACCACACAACGCAGCCGCTCGCCGCTGTTTGCGCCGCCTTCATCAAGCTCGGAGAAAACAGGATCCGAGAGGGACAGGAGATCAACCTCGTGCTCTTTTTTGTGCCTCATCAGCCCGGCAAAGTAGATCGAGCGCTTTATATATGCCCGGAGCGCTGTTTCCGTTTCTTCCTCCTTCTCCGGCTTCCTGAAATCGACCAGAGCCTTGAAAAACACCTCGAGAGCTTCGCTAAAGCCTTCGTCGAAATCGCCGTCCCATAGAGACAGGTAGGAGTTTACGAAAAACCTCACGAGCCCGATGTTGTTCTCGGCGTAGCTCCTCCGATCTTCTTCCGTCAGTTTTCTGGCTTCGCGGGATGAAAAATGCAGCCTTGCCGCTTCATAATTATCGAACAGCTCAGAGACCTCGCACCGGAGCGCAAGGGCAACCTTGCAGGCGTTTGATCCGCTGATCGTTTTAGTTGCTCCCCGCTCGTAGCCGTTGTATGTCCCGTCGCGGATCTGCGCTCTCCTCGCGGTTTCTCCCTGCGAGATCCGAAGGCGCTCACGGGCGGCCTTGAGCTTTTCGGAAGAATAGGTAAAATAAAAATCTGTCCTCACTTTTGACATGGCGCTTTCTCCTTCCTCTACACTACCACGCAAGGCAAACCGGGTAGAAAATTGCCCTTTGATGTCCCTCTTGCGTGGTGCTTGCTTGGTGCTTATTTGGTGCTTATGAACACCAAAACAGACTTTTGCACCTGTTTGTAGACTTTCGGGAAAACGCCGCAAACCCGCATGAAATAAGGATTTTTTAGCGTAGCCGCTCGTAGACTTTTCGAGCGTATTTTAATTCGTAATCAGCAGGTCGAAGCAGGCCCAAAAGCCCGCAAACCCGCATGAAATCAGCGTTTTCCCGTTTGCCACTCGGCTCGTTCCGGTCGGTTTGGTGTTTATTTGGTGCTTATTCTCAAAAACAAGGCTTTTGCCTTCATTATGCTGGTGTAGCTCAGTCGGTAGAGCAGCGCACTCGTAATGCGCAGGTCAGGTGTTCGAGTCACCCCACCAGCTCCAGCCTGCCCCGCCTTTTGGCGGGGCTTTTTCTTTTGCCTGTTGCCTGACAATCCTCGGGAGTGGTCACAACGTCGGCAAACTTCTCGGCGATCTGTGCGGCCTTCTCGTCGGCCGACGCTATGGCGTGGGCGTAAATATTGGCCGTGGTGCTGACCTGTGCATGGCCCAGTCTGCGAGAGACCACGGGGAGCGGAGTGCCGTCGGCGATCATCAGGCTCGCGTAGGTGTGGCGCAGGCTGTGAATGTGGACGTCCGGCAGCCCGCTCCGCTTCACGAAGGCGGCAAACCATTTTGTCAGAGAGTCGGGGAACACCGGGGCGCCGTCGTCTCCGGTGAATACGCGGCCGACCGTGTCCTTCCAATAATCGCCGCAGGCGTCGCGCTGGTCGTCCTGCCACCGCTTGTACTCGAGGAGCATCGAGAAGGCGGTCGGTGAGAGCTTCAGCGGCCGGGCCGACGTGGTGTTCTTCGGCGTGTCGACATAGACGCCGGCGCCGGGCGCATAGTTCAGCGTGTTCACGATCGTGATGGTCTGGTTTTCAAAGTCCACATCCTGCCAGCGCAACCCGAGCAGCTCGCCGCGTCGCAGGCCAGAGAGAAGGTCGAAGGTTATCATCGCCCGGTACTTGATGGGCTCCTGATGCAGAAGCACCAAAAGCTGACGGGCCTCCGCTTCGTCCAGATATGCCGCCTCCTGTTTCGGCATCTTCGGCAGCTCGGCGTTGACGGCCGGATTGTAGGGGATGTAGCCCCACTTGACCGCCTTCCCGAGGCACGAGCTGATGATCCGGTGGTAGGAGCGGACGGTATTGGAGGACAGCAGCCGATCGGGCTGCTCCAGCCTGAAGGCGTCCGAGAGCTTCAGACCGAGCTCCTCGCTGATCGCCGTGGCCGTTTCCTTGCTGACCCTCTTGCCGGAGATGGCGATCCGCAGCGTGTTCCCCGCGACTCCGGCCGCCTTCCCGAAGGCCGTGCGCGTGACACCTGCCTGCTCGATGGCCTCGCCGATGTCGATCTTGCTGGTGTACTTCAGGTCGGCCCGGATCCCGGTCTCCTCGAGGTTTCTGTAAAACTCGTTGAGATGGCCGGTGCGCAGATCTTTGAGCTTGATGTGACCGATGGCCTGATTGATCCGCACGAGGCTTTTCTCGTAGCCCGTGTAGGTCTTGACCTTGAGCTGCTTCTGAGCGAAGTCCTTCATCCAGATCGCGGCGAAGTCCTCGAACCGGATGTTCCCGTCCTTTGTAGTGCCGGAGTTCACCCGCTCCTCGAATAATACCTTCTGGCGCTCCAGCTCCTTCGCGATCTGGCGGGGAGTCATCCCGGCCGGCGGCGTCCATGTGGTGTGCTTGCGGATCTGCTTGCCGGAGATGTCGTAGCCGCATGAGGCCGTGATCTTAAAACTATCTCCTCGTTTTACTGCTGTTGCCATGGCGTTCCCCTCCTTTTGTCGGCTTTGTGGATGTACTGAGGCCGGAGGCCCCTGTCAGCTCCTCGCATAGCTCATCCAGTGCCCTGTCGAGCAGCTTCCTTTTGTAGCTGGTGAGCATCTCCAGAGCGACACGATCGGCCGAGGCGCCCCTGTTCAGATGATCGGCCATCGGCAGCAGCTCGGCCAGATCCTCGGGCCCGGGGCTGCACGCCATGACATAGGCGCGAAGATCCTCGAAAAACTCCGTCGCGGCCGACGCTGACAACACTGAGCTGATGGTCTCCAAAAGTGCGCCGTCAGAACACCGCAAAAATGCGCGAGCATTTTCGGAGAGCCTGAGCGCCGAATCTCCGACCTGCTCCTGATCTGGCGTCATCCCGAAAAGATAGTCGACGCTGACGTGGAAGAAGCGAGCGAAGGCTGCGATCATCTCCATACCGGGCTCGCGTGCCCCTGTTTCGTATGCCGCGAGCGACGCCTGAGAGATCGGCAGCTCCGGCCGGGCCGCGAGCTCGCTCTGCGTCATGTGCCGGGCTTTTCTGAGCTCCCGGATCTTTCTGCCGATGCTCTGCTTCAGCTCCGGCTCGTCGGAGATCTCCACGGGCTCGCCGTCATCGTCGATCTCACCGTTGTCGAGCTGCCGCTCCACTTCGGCGATCTCCTCGAAGCTGGCGGCCGTAGTGCGTCCCTCGACGATCTCCCGGGCCTTTGCGTAGTTCCCGAGGCAGCAGGCTTCAGCGGCCTCGAGTGTGTCGAGCCCATCGTACTCCGGGGAGCTGTTTGCTATACCGAAGTCGCGGATGTCGCTCGAGAAAAACACGTAGAAGCTGCCAGCCTCGTACCCATACTTGTCGACGTCACGGGGGCCTGCTTCAAAAATTGAGTAGCCGTTCAGGCTTTTCACCTTTTTCACGACGTCCCTCCTTTGTTGTCGGTCGTTTTACTTTCTTTTGACATTATAACGCGTTTATTCGGCTTCGTCAATAATGAAGTCAAATTTTTAGTTGACAGCGTCAAATCTTTGTGCTATCATAAGCTCAGGCTCGAAAGGGCCGAACATAAAGGCCGGCGGGCGACCGGCTGGAAGGCAAAAGGCAGAGACCACGGCCGGCGAGTAAAAAACCGAGCCCATAGCTCTGATACTGCCAGACCCCACCAACGCGCTGCAATACCCGGGAGAAGGTGCCCCATAAGAACCACCTGAAGCCGCTGAGCAGACGACTCTATCCCACCCAAAGGGAGAGGAGCGTCCGCTCGGCGGCTTTTTTCTGTTCCTCTCCGAAAACGGACGAAAGGAGCAGAACATGGTAAAGGGAAAAATCGAGGCCATCAAGGCCGCACGCCTCGAGAGAGGTTGGTCGCTGTCTGAGCTCGCCAAGCAGGTCGACGTGACAAAGGAGACCGTCGCGCGGATCGAGCGGGGCCGCTCCGCATATCCGGCAACCGCAAAGAAGGTAGCCGATGCACTCGGCCGACCCGTCGCCGAGCTGTTCACCATATTGTAAGGGAGGCGGCAGCATGAACACGATGACAGCTGAGCGGGTCCCTGCAAAGGCACCGCGCATGAGATACCCGGAGCAGGCTCTCGCCGAGCTCAAGCTGGAGGATCCCAACACGCCGGTCACGGTTTACATGATCCGCAGGCTGGTCGCTGCCGGCACGATCCCCTCGATCAAAATGGGCCGCCGGCGGCTGCTTAACTACGACTCGCTGCTGGAGTACCTCGCGCACCCTGTTTCTGAGGAGACCGAGGCGCGGCCGACCGGGATCCGCAGGATAGGCGTTTGATAGCCGGCGGCTTCATGGAGAAAGGAGGCGATGCTATGGCGTGGATCGAAAGCCACCAAGAGTTATGGCGACACCCCAAGACGAAAAAACTTGCCCGGCTGCTGGGGGTGTCAGTTCCAACCGTGGTAGGCCACCTTCACGGGATCTGGTACTGGGCCCTCGACTTTGCGCAGGATGGAGACCTTCATCAGTACGATCCCGAGGAAATCGCTGATGCTGCTCTGTGGGAGGGAGATCCCGGGCAGTTCATCGAGGCCCTCGTGGCGGCTGGCTACCTCGACCAAACCGACGACGGCCTCTCGCTTCACGACTGGTATGATTATGCCGGCCGGCTGATAGAGCAGCGAGAGGCACGCAGAGAGCAGGACAGGGCTCGGAAGCAGAGACAGCGGGAGAGGAAAAAGGCAAGTGCACACGAAGGTCACGGAGAAGTCACGGAGGAGTCACGCGGGACGCCTGACGATGTCACGCCCCTACCGTACCTAACCCAACCAAACCAGACAGAACAGGACAATACAGAGGCCACTACTCCCCCTTCCCCCTCGAGCGAGGGGAGCGACGGGGCGAAGAAGTCACCCGTCGAGCTCAGGTTTGACGAGTTCTGGAACGCCTACCCGAAGAAAGTCGGCAAGCAGTACGCCCTCAAGGCGTGGAACAAGATCAAGCCGACGGCCGAGCTGCACGAGACCATCATGCAGGCCGTCGACCGCCAAAAGAGGAGCGACCAGTGGCGCAGGGAGAACGGCAGGTACATCCCCAACCCGGCCACATGGCTCAACGGCGGGTACTGGGATAACAGTGAGGAGGTGAGCATGGATGCAGGCGATCAGCGAGATCCTGACCGGGATCCAGACGCCGGCCGAGACTGGGGCAGGGGCTTCAAGCCGGCCGATGATGGATGGGTATAACGAGCTGACACAGTGGGCGAATGACGCGATAAACGCCAATAGCTGGAGGATCAGCCCGGATCAGGTGCTTTCTGGAGAGAGCGAACGGCTCCTCCTCGAGCTTGCAGCTGAAAATAACCGGCGCCTCCGAGAGACCCAGCAGGAAGCCGCCGAGAATAACACCGAGAGACTTCTGAAGCGGCACAGGCTCGAGACGTTGGAGGTCATCGCTGCATACCTCAAGCTCAGGTTTGAACAAAACCGGAAAGGATCCTCGGCGACGATCGAGTGGCCGGACTGGAGCGACGCAGCCATCCAAGGCGCCAGCATCCCGACGTCGGAGATCGGCAGGCCGCGCGGGCGCGGGATCCCGTTCCCGTCGATCAACTGCAAGACGATCGGGCAGTCGAGCGCCGGCCGGACGGTCATCGGCAAGGCCGGTATGGTCAATAGGAAGCCGGTCGTCCTCTGCCGCTGCTCATGCGGCCGCCGCTTCCTTGCCTTCGAGCTCGACGTCATCCGCGGAGGAGCTGAGCGCTGCGGGCCAGACTGCCCGGACGGGAAGCCCAAGCCTCCCGCTCACAAGCTCCTCGAGGTGTTCCGAAATATGCACGACCGATGCAGCAATCCGCGGCACAAAAACTTTGACAGATACGGGGGACGCGGGATCCGCGTATGCCCCGAGTGGAGCAGCTTCGACGCCTTCGCGGAGTGGGCCACTGGCAGCGGCTACGCTGAAGGCTTAACCATAGACCGCATAGACAACGACGGAGACTACACCCCGGAAAACTGCCGATGGGCCACCAGATCGGAGCAGAACAACAACCGGAGCACCTGCATCATGGTCGAATATGACGGAAAGAAAATGACCCTGAAGCAGGCAGCAGCGGCGGCCGGCCTCCCATATCAGGCGCTGCGGCAGCGTTATCGGGCCAAAGGGGAGCAGGATCTGTTCAGGCCGATACAGAAGCGGAAGAGGGTGAACAGAAAATGAGCTATTACCATGTTTGCCCAAACTGCGGCAGCCACCTCGACCCCGGTGAGCGCTGTGACTGTAAAACTTCCGAGAAGCCAAGCGATCATCGGCGGGCTGACTATTGGGCAAGGGACTCCCCCCCTGTCCCCGCCTTCTGCACCACGATAGGAAGGCGGCAGAGTATGCCGGAAAGACACAAAGCCAAAGTATAGAAAAACAGAACAAAAACCAAAGGAGGCAACATCATGAGCATTATTAAAGCCAATATTCCCGGCGATGAGTGGATCAACGCAAAAGCCGGCGAGAATGTCATCGAGAAGCTCGGGTATGAGAGATTGAGCTGGATCCGTGTGGTCACGGAAGGCCCCGTAGACCTGACGATCAAAACGCAGGCGGGAGATGACAGCCGCACGACCGAGAAGGATCCCAATTACAACTGCTTCGCAACGGAAAAAACCGCGCAGTATTCTAACCCGTCCGGGACGTTCGGCAGCATTATCGGCCTTGTGTTCGACGAGGACACCCGTGCGCGCATTTACTACCAAGGGTAAGGAGGAGATACCATGCAGGAATTGAGCAGGCTGGAACACATGAGCAAAGAGCAGCGCGAGGCGTACATCCTCGCCATGAAGCCGCCGGCTACTGCCACCGAGGAAGATCGTCAGCGCTTCGAGCTGCTGCGCCAGATTGCACTCGGCAGGAAGCTGACCGACGCAGAAAGGGAGGCTATTGACGCGGCCGCCCTCTACAAGCAAATGCAAAAAGGCGCCCAAAACCGTCGATGAGGGGGCTGCTGCATCATGAAAATATCTGAAATCCAGCGAGGAGAACACTTCAGCTTTTCTGGCTTCAGATGGCTCGCCATTGAGCCGACGGGCAGCGGAACCTATGCGCTGCTGGACAGCGTGCCGGAGTTACTCAAGCGTCGGCCGTTTGCCAATCTCAGCACTCGCCGGGGAAAAGACCTTTCCGACTGGAAAAATAGCCTTGCCCGCTATGTGCTCCGGCACACCTTCCTTCCGGAGCTTTTAAGTCAGAACGACCAGCACGCGGAGCTCCTCGAGATGACCGTGGATCTGACCGCCCTCGACGGCACCGGCAGCTCGACCTTTGAGGACACCATCGCGCTCCTGAGCCTCAGCCAGTACCAGAAGCACTCGGACGTTATAGGCGAGACTCACGCGGAGTTCTGGACGCTGACGAGGGCCAGCAAAAAGATCCTTGACGAAATGCTCACGATCAAGAGCGACGGCACTGTCAGGGTAAACGCCGACCCCAAGTTCTCGGCATCCGAGCTTCGTCCCGTCATCCTTCTGGCGCCTGAGTCTGAAGTAGAGAAGGAAGTCCAGACGGAGGACGCGCAGGCATAAGGGGCGAAACAGCATCAAAAAAGTGGAACGGAGGGCGGCCCGATCGCGGGCCCTCTCCTGTTCTGCTATCTTCGAGGAGGTGAAGGGATGGGGCCTGAAGAAACAGAAAAGAGCATCGAGGAGATCGTCGGCATGATAAAGCAGGGCGACCTCTCTCTGGCGCCGAAGCTATACGAGCAGACCAAAGGGATCATCTGCTATGTTGTTTGGCGAGAGTGGCGGCGCGAGCACATCAGACGCGGAGCCAAAGCGCGTGGCATGGAAGTCGAGGATCTCCTGCAAGAGGGCTACTTCATGATGATCCAATCCGCGCAGCTATACGACAGCAGCATCGGCGCGAGTTTCAAGGCATACCTGTTCGCCCATATCCGGGGCCGGCTCAAAGCCATGACCGCTTTCCGGAAAGTGGACAACACCCGCAGCCTATCCGAGCCCTTCGGCGCTGGCGATGACGCCGGCCCGCTGGAGGAGATTGTTGAGGATCCGACCGCTCTCCGAGACTTCGCCGCAGTCGAGGATCGCGACTATCTTGATCGCCTTCGCTCGGATTTGAATGACAGCATCGAGGAGCTCAGCAGCGAGCAGGCCGAAGTGATCCGCGGGAAGTACATCGAGAGCCGGCTGGTGAAGGATCTCGCCTCCGACCTGAAGATCGCGGAGAAAAAGATCGCCCTCATAGAGGAGCGGGCCCTCCGAGAGCTCAGGAAAAGCGAGAGGCTCCAGATATACCGCGAGGACATCATTTCGCGGTACAGCCTGCGGGGTACGTTCTCAGCCTTCAAAAACAGCAGAGTGAGCGCCGTGGAGCTGGCGGTCATAAAACTCGACGAGCTGGAGCGAAAAGAGCTGCGACACCTTGAGCGCAAAGAGTGGAGTGCCGAGGCGCACCGCCAAAAGCGGGCAGCGTGGGCAGACGTGATCCTGAACACGAAAGGAAGGGAAGAACATGGCGAAGATCAATAAAGTCGGCAGAGCAGCTCACCAGCTCCACAACCCCGCCCGGGATCTGCTCTATGAATACGCAGACCTGCAACGGGAGCTTGACCTTCAGATCAACGAGGTGGAGGAGCTGGAGGGAATGGAGCCGGACAGACTACGCGACGAGCTGATCGCTCGCATCCAAAAGAGGATCGAGTGCGGCATCGAGCGGGAGCGCCTTCTCCGCGAAAAGGTCGACGCCATGCTGGCCGGGATTAAAATGCCGAAGCACCGCGAAGCCCTGACCCGCCGATACATCGACGGAGAGGACTGGCCGGAGATCCTTGAGGCTCTCGGCATAAAAGAAAAGCGGAAGGCGCCCGCCCTTCACAAGTGCGCGCTGAGGGCGGCAAACAGAAGCCTCGAAAGACTGGGGGGATCCTGCCGTGAATAGAAACCCGATATTTGTGACAACCGGCAGAGCTGCCGGCCATAGCTACCCGGCGCACGAGCTCCTCGAAGGCTACGCCGTCACGCTTTACGACCTCGATGTGAGCCGCGAGCGGCAGCTCCGGGCCGCCACATCTTCGACAGAGCAGGCCAACCGGGCGCGAAATGCGGGGCGGCTCCAGATCCTCGAGGAAAAAGAACGCGATCTCCGGGAAAAGGCTGAGGCGCTGATCCTGAAGTGCCAGACGCCGGACGAGCGGGAGATGCTGCGCATGAGATACCTGATGCTGATGGACTGGGCGACGATCGCCCGCGTACTCTATGGCGATGAACCGGACTTCTACGACGGCAAAGCGTACCGGCATCGCGCCCTCTGTTTGCATCAAAACACCATGATCTGGCTCGAGAAGGAGCTGCGGACAGAGGAGGAGCGTGAAGATGAAAACACATGAAGCGAAAAACTGGGGCGAGCTCGCCATGATCCTGACCGCGCGGCTCCGGCTTCAGTATATCTGCACTGGAGCGGCCGATAAGCGGCGCGCTGCGTTCTTGATGGAGATCATGCAGCGCAGCGGAGAAGCGGATCCGGCGGCCGCACTTTCCTACATGGTCATGGCAGACAGCGCCGCAGGCGACGACGTTCTTCGGTATTGGACGGCCCTGTACGAGCGGGGGCGCATAACCGAGGATGGCGCCCTCGAAGCTGCTTGCCGGCATGGGATTTTTACCGAAAGTGAGGGGGCAATATGCTCGGAAGAATTGACGTAAAAGTTGCAGGTTTCACCGTCTATTCCAAAGAAATCGGATTTAAGAGCGTAGACCGGGCAATAAAAAATTTCACTGACAACATCGAGAAGATCAAGTCCGTCGCTGATGGGAGTGCGTTCGATCCCGAAAAAATCGCAAAAAAAGCAAAGTCCCGCGCGATCAGCTCCTTCCGTGCAAAATTGCCGAAGGGCTCCTTGAAGGTGTACGACGATTTTGTCGGGCTGAGCAAAAGCGTAAAAAAAGCCAGAAACGACACAATAAACGACTCCCGGCGAAGGATCCCTGGAAAACTGGCGACCATCGTCACGCAATACTACGGGATAAAAAAGAGCGAAATAATGCCCAACAAGGGCGCAAAGGCGGCAGCCAATATCTCGAACGCATACGAAAAAGGCATTGTTTACACTGGCAGGCTCTTGACGCCGACCCATTTCAAAATGAAGGCCAAAACGTCTATTGTGCCATTCCAAAGGGCCGACAGATCGACCGGGCGCCGCAAAGTTCAAACTATCAGCGCCGAGATCATAAAGGGGCAGCGGAAAATACTCGGGAGCAGCCTATTCCTTGCAAAGTCTGGAGCTGCCGAGGGCGCGCCAATGATCCCGTTCCAGCGGAGAGGAAAGGCAAGAACGCCGATCGACGTCTTTAAGACCTTGAGCGTCCCGCAAATGCTGACCGGAGATCTGGCACGGCCCGAGCTCGAGGCGTGCATCGTCGAGGTCATGAACGAGAGATACACACACAACCTCAACCGGCACATGAGCCGATACGTCAAAGGCAAGGTGGGGCTGTGAGCATGGAAGGAAACGATCGCATCATTCTGAAAAGCTGGGCCGAGCTGGCCATGGTTGTCACGATCGAGCTGAGAGCTCAAGCCGCTGAGGGGCAGCCAGTAGACGACAGCCGGTTTGCTTTTCTCCTGAGCTTGACAATATGCGCGGGCGCTGCCGGATCCGTCGAGGCGCTCCTCGCCTTTGTATTTGACGACGAGCTCGACGTCGGGGACGTGTGTGAGTTTTGGAGCCTGTTGCACGACGCCACCACTCTGAGCGAGGAGGACGCGGTAAAGATTGCCGAACAATACGGGATTTTGCAAAAAGGAGGAGAACATGAGCAAGAGAGTGAACCCTAAGAACAAGGGCTACGGAGACGCCGGCGCGAGCTGGCATAAGCGGGCGACCAAGGGCTTCAGGGCCTTCAGCGGCAGCCCCAAGGAGGACATCGACGCCCACAACTGGACGCTCAGGCAGAGAGCCCGGATGCTCTACATGGCCGCACCGATCGCCACCTCAGCCATCCGAACCAACCGCACCAACGTGATCGGCATCGGCCTCCAGCTCAAGAGCCGGATCGACCGCGAGGCGCTCGGGATGACTCAGGAGGCAGCGGACGCATGGCAGGCGCAGGCTGAGCGGGAGTTCTCCCTGTGGGCCAACAACAAGCGGGCGTGCGACGCCACCGGCGTCAACAACTTCGCAGCCATGCAGCAGCTCGCCCTCGCCTCGTGGCTGGTCAGCGGCGACGTGTTCGCTGTCATCAAGCGGTACCATCCGACGCCGCTCATGCCCTACTCGCTGCGCATCCACCTGATCGAGGCCGACCGAGTGGCCACCCCGACGAGCTCCGGCATCATCACCCCCATGCTGCTGACCACCGGGAAGGCGGCCAACGGCAACACCATCTTCGACGGCGTCGAGGTGAACAGAAACAGCCAGATCGTCGCCTACCACATCCGCAGCACCTACCCCTTCGAGCTGGGGGCAGCGGAGACCAAGTGGGCCCGCGTGGAGGCATACGGCCGGCGCACAGGGCTCCCGAACATCCTGCACATCATGGAGAGCGAGCGCCCGGATCAGTACAGAGGCGTCAGCTACCTCGCGCAGGTCATCGAGCCCCTGCTCCAGCTCAGGCGCTACACCGAGAGCGAGCTGACCGCTGCCGTCGTGGAGAGCTTCTTCACGGCCTTCGTCAAGACGGAGGCGGGAGCGGGAGACAACCCGTTCAATGAGGTGGGGAGCAGCCTGCCGGAAGTGAGCCGGGATCCCAACGAGTACGAGATGGGCCCGGGGCAGATCAACATCATGAAGCCCGGCGAGGATGTCACATTTGCAGACCCCAAAAGACCGGCCAGCGGCTTCAACGGCTTCCTGCGCGCAATCTGCGAGCAGGTGGGCGCAGCCCTCGAGATCCCGGCCGACCTGCTTCTCAAGGCGTTCAACAGCTCATACAGCGCCAGCCGGGCCGCTCTGATGGAGGCGTGGAAAGCCTTCCGCATGAGGCGCAAGTGGTTTGCCGACGACTTCTGCACCCCGATCTATGAGACATTCATCGCCGAGGCCGTGGCCCGCGGGCGCATCGTTGCCCCGGGATTTTTCTCGGATCCGGTGCTCCGGGCGGCATACCTCGGAGCCGAGTGGATCGGCCCGTCTCAGGGCCAGCTCGACCCCACGAAGGAGATCACGGCCGAGATCCTCGCCATCGGCGAAGGCATCACCACCCGCGAGCAGGCCACGATCCGGCTCAACGGCGGCAAATGGGACGCCAACGTCGACCAGATCGCTCGGGAGAATAGGAAGCTCCGGAAAGCTCTGGAGACACCTACACAGAGCAGGGGCCCGAGATGAACCAAAAGGACGCAGTCAACGACATCAAGGAGCGGCTCGGGGAGTACACCCGACTGCTCAGAGAGATCGACAACCAGTACGAGCGCCTCGGCCTCATGGAGATGACCATGGCTGCGCCGCCCGGGCCAAGCATGACGGGTATGCCCCGGGGCTCTGGCACTCCGTCTGACCGCACCGGCCTGATGGTCATGCGGAAGATGGAGCTCGAGGAGCAGATCAAGGAGACGATCGCGGAGGAACAGAAGGAGCGCGCATCCATCGAGGCCATGATCCAGCGGGTGAAACACCCCGACGAGCGCGCCGTGCTGCGGCTGCGCTACTTCGACCGGGCAGACTGGGACGAGATCTGCGCCGCCCTGTACGGAGATCGGCAGGACTACCTCGACAGGCTGGACAGCTACCAGAACAGGACATACAAGGCCCACGGGCGGGCCCTGCTGCGGCTGGCCGAGATCCTCAAAGAGAGCCGGGAAAACGATGGAGACGACCGATGGGCAACCGACTGACGACCGGACAGAGCCGGGCCGACAAACGGCGGCAGACCGAAGGACAACCGAAGAACGACCGGAGAAAGAAGGCCGTCGAGCGGATAACGCCCGGCGGCCATTTCTCGCCATGAAGGAGGCAGCGCGCAGCTCCAGATCGAGAGCCTCCGGTAGATCCACCGGAAACCCTCGGCAGCAGCGCAGGCCAACAGCGAGGCAGCCAGACGGACAGACCGCCACATCAAGAGGGCGCCCGGTCTATAAGCCGAGGAAGGCCACCACGTCCAGCAGGGCCGCCGCCAAGGCGGCCGAGCACACCGAGGCAGCCAACACCCGCGCACAAAAAAAGACGCGGCACGCGGCCTCACAGAGGCCACCACGGCCACGCAGCGCGGCCGAAGGTACTGTGACGCACTCCTGACG